TCTGTCTCTGTCTCTGTCTCTGGTGCGTCACCAGACCGTAACGGTGACGTTGTAGTGACGTTTGGTGACGTTTCGTCACCGTCACCATTAGTTTTTTTCCTGTCACGGTAACGGCGTTGGCGTTCGGCTGATGAATCAGACTGAAACTGCCGATCTCCCCATTTGATCACACGGCCATCTAAAATACGGCCGGACTGCTCAAGAGCCCCTATTATCGCCAGAATGTCCTCGCTGTTGGCGCGAAGAAAATAAGCCGCTTCCTCAGCGTCAAAATCGTATCGACCGGTATCATTAACCTCGGCGGCAGATTCAAGTAAGGCTATCCAAACCCAAATTACGCGCTCAATAGGTTGCTTCGCTTTAATAGAAACTCGGACCATCTTTTCGTCACGCGCAAGGCCAGCGTAACAGCGAAACCAGCGGCTCATGTCCGCCCCCATTTGTCTTTGGATGAGAAAGCGGCTCGTATTATTTCTGAAATACGTTGGTTATTTTCTCTCTCTCGGTCTGCTTGATCTATAGCCTTCAAATACAATTCCAATATTTCATCTTCTTCACTTGTTCTTAGATATTCAGCGACAAGCGCAATCTGGTCAGGAGAACACCCAGCCTTCGCCATAATTATAATTATGTCCAAATATGATAATTCATTCGTTTTGCTCATTCATGCCCCCCAATAACAATGTTCAGCGACAACAAACCTAAATTGCCTTTCAAGCTCGCATAGAAGCGAATTTAATTTAGCATCAGTAAGTCTGAGTTTTTCGATTTTCCGCACACCATGCAAAATGGTTGTATGGTCACGATTACCGTAATGCAGCGCTATTTCTGGATAGCTTTTATATGTGCATGTGCGGGCAAGGTAGAAACATATCTGGCGCGGTCTAATAATATCTATCGTTCTGCGATGTGAAAAAAGATCAAATCTACGAATATTGAAATGACCCTCAACGATTTGCGATATTTTTCGAAGCGAAGGGACATAAATAGCCTTTGCAATATCCGCAGAAGGGTCCGCGACAACCTCATAAACATTTAGATTTGGCTTATCCGCAATCTTCGGCAAAACAATAGGCCGAGCAGGAACATAACCAAGCCTCGCTCGTCGGGCTTTTGTCTGTTGATGAATTTCAGTCGCCATACTCATCACGCAACCTCACGCGTTTTTATGCCCCACTCGTTGAGAGCTATACGCACTTCCTCAACTGAATGAACGCAGGCCCAACAACCGCCGGTTGATATGACCCACCATCCCCATTCTGATTGCTCAGTTGTCAGGCGGCCCTTGGCAGCCTTTATTTCTAAGTCGTAGGAAACCCCGCCGGGGCCACGGATCGTTATGTCCGGTATGCCTTTGCGAAGGCCGGGGACGGCATTTGCCGCGCGCCCGGTCGTCGTGCGACGGGAAGCATTCGCGTTCGCATAAACTCGGTATTGCGGCGGCAAGACCGCATCCAGATAGCCAACAATGGCGCGCTGGATTTGCGACTCTTTCATTACATCCCCAACGCCGAGAGATACAGGTTAAGGATTTCTTCTTCTTCCTGCCGCTTATGCTTGTCCTGCTTACGAAGCGAGACGACCTTTTTCATCATCTTGCTATCGTAGCCGGTTCCTTTCGCCTCGCTGTAAACGTCCTTAATATCCTCAACGATAGCTTTCTTTTCTTCTTCGAGCTTTTCAATTCGCTCGATGAAAGCAAGTAGATGGCCGCCGTCTACTGAATTGTGTCCGATGTCGCTCATAGTTCAAATATCCTCATGATCCAGAGCCAATTTCGACTATCTTCAATCATCTAAAGTAGACACGATGCTGTGTTTAACTTTGCCTGACCCCTTAATGACAAGATATTTATTCAAGCCATCAATTCTCTGTTGAAGCGGATGGACAAGCGCAATTCGTGGCGCGTTCTTATTAGGATGCATACCTGAATCCAAAAGAACTCGGTTCGCAACCGCTCTTAAATCAGGATCGGATTTTTTAGCGTCTGGCAAAAGTTTGCTGCCACGTTCATTAATGGCGTAACTGTAATAAACAGCCTGATCACCAATACTTGCTGATTGATACCAGTCTACATAACCGTTTTCATCAGCAATGAATGTTTGATTTCTCATAGTTTAAGTTTCCTCACGATCCAGTAAATCAGCCAAGCCAACCAAACCTTTGCCAACTTTGGTGCGCGCTTCGTTGAGCGCGCGTTCATGTTCGAGAGCAGTAACCGCCCTTCTGATTTCGGCATGATATGCAGCCTCTAACTTCACATAGACAGACACCCACAAATCCCGTGGCGGGCGATAGGAGAGGCTCCATAGGATCGAATACGGAACTCCGTAGCGATTAGCCAAGCGACGCATTGCGTTAATGCGATCACCCGCGCCCCTACTTTCACGCTGCACCATTAACTTGACCCAATCCTGAGCCATCTCCACCGCTTTACTCATTTGACAAACTCGCAACGCTTTTTTGCATTTCTGCAAAACGCTCCATGATTGATTGCTCAACATGGGAAGCGATTACACACACTGGATGCCGATAGGTTGTGCCGCCCATACGGTCATCCGACGCTTGCGGGACACTGGAAAAGGGTTAAGCGTCTCCAGAGAACCGGGCGTTTTTGCTCCCCCAAAAGGCCCCGGCGTTTTTGGCGCCGGGGCTAGTCTGGGAGGAAAAGAGAAAACGAAAGCACACTCATTGCCGCTTAGCGCTGCGGCAGCGCTTTACGCTGCGACCGGAGGCCGCTGCGAAACTTTTTCACCCGCTCTTGATAAGAGCGGCCAAACCAATGAACGCCAGACAAAACATGCCGACTGTTGCGACAATGATCGCGACGCTGGCCCATGTCGGCAGATTGATGTCGAAGTCGAAATCGTCGTCTTTCATCGCGTCACCCTTCGGCTGATTTCGTGAAGGCGCGCGATTTCATCGGCGTTCCGCCAATCATCATCACGGACAAACGCAAGCGAAATGCCCGCATCCCAATAGGCGCGGATGCGATCACCGCGATTTTCTATCGGCTTGTCGCGCAGCGCCTCAGTCATGCGCTCAGCAAGGGCCTGAATATGCGCGTCAGCCATTGGCCCCGCCTTTCTGAACCGCGAGAATCATGTGATAAACGCGATTTTTAAGGAGAAACCAGCATGTCCAGAGGTATGCAAAAACAGGTGAGCTATACGGAGGCGGCACGCGCTCTACAGGAAAGCTTAGACCTTCTAGACCCGAAAGCTCATAACAACATCCGCAATCTAACAATCGGAATGATTGGTATCCTTCAAGCTGTAGACCGGCTTCAAGTCGACGTCGGGTTACTGCATCAAAAGCTCCAGCCGATCCTGAAATCGCTAGAAGAGGAAAACGCGGATTGGCGCAACCGCTATCCGAAATATGATGAGTAAGCGCGCCCATCACGCGGCCTCGTCGGATTGCGGTGAAGTAAGAAAATCATTTGGCATGACCGCGCCGTCAGTTGCGTCCGCGATCTTCTTCAATAGATCGAGGCCCGGCTTACGCTCGCCATTCAATAAGCGCGCTATTGTAGACGCCGGAACCCCAATCCTTGAGGCAAAGCTGGAAGGAGGCAGGGATTGTTCTGCCAGATATTCGGATAGGGTCATGCCTCTTACTTGCCATATGGCAAATATTTCGTCAAGCGATTTTGCCATATGGCTCTGGAACAATTTTGCCGTTTGGCGAAATGTCTACGAATGACCACGAACCGCTTAAAAGAAATAAGGAAATCAATCCCCGGCATGACGCTGGAGGTATTGGCCGAGAAGATTGGCCTTTCAGTTTCCCAAGTTTCCCGCTTTGAAAGCGGCAAGCGCCGCCCTCACGTCGATGAAATTAGAAAAATAGCCGCCGTTTTAGAGGTTGGCGTGGCCGATATTTTTCCTGATTTTGCAGAGGGCAAAACCGAGGAAATCCCTGTTTACGGCTACGCCGGCGCCCGCGAGGTGGTGGACATCATCCCCAGCGACGACCAAGGGCCGATAGACGAGGTTCAGCCCCTACGGGCAGAGGACGGCTTTCGGGCCGTTGTGGTCAGGGGCCACTCAATGCTCCCAGCTTTCCGCGACGGCGATGTCCTATTCTTTCGTGAAGATCATATCCCGATTGACCAGCTCATCGGCAGGGATTGCATCATTCTGACCGAGGACAAAGAGCGCGCTTACGTCAAACGGATCATGAAAGGCAGCAAGAAAGGCCACTACACCCTTTTGAGCTATGCCCCAGGCATTGACCCTCTGCCGGACGTGAAGGTTTTGAAGGCTTGGCCGATTGAATGGATTAGAAGAAAATGAGTGAAAACGAATTACAGCATCAAGCCTATGACGGCATAAGCCCGCAACTCTTTATTGAGTTTCTGACAAAAAAAGGGGTAAAATCCAACTGTCAAACCTGCAACAGCGATAGTGACTGGATAATAGGAGCCGAAATTGAAGGATCAATTCCCGCTATAATTACCGCCAACAAAGAAAGATCAATTATAGGGACACCATATTACCCTTCAATAATAATGGTTTGTTCTAATTGTGGATATATAAGAAGCCATTCGCGACAAATTGTTAGAGATTGGATTAATCAAGAAAATACAGAGATTAAAAATGTCGAATAATTATCAAGTCATTCAAGGAGGCTTATCATCACAAAAGCAAGACGATGGCTTGCAATCTTCAAATATAGAGAGCAAGTATGATAGTATGAGCGACATTACCCGAGATGAAATTGACGCTAAAATAGCTGCCGCAGAAGCCCGTAGGGAAACAAAACTTACCGGGCTAGAGGCAAAGATTGATACTTTAACAATAACTATTAAGGCGGCAATAGACGCTAACAACGCGTCTGTTACATCCGCATTAACTGCCACCAATATTAAAATCGACAACTTAAAAGATAATTTGAGCAAAGCAGATGACTACAATCATCAATCCAGATGGATTATAATTTCAACTATCATTGCAAGTGCTGTTGCAATGATTGCCATTGTAGTATCAATAATTGCTCTTTTCCCGCCAGTCTTAACGATGGGTACACAAATTCAAGATATTGTAGATAAATCTGTCAAACATACAATAGAGAGTAAGAAATAATAGCTAATTTCCAAAATGATAATTCAGCCCAAAGCGCGCAATAACTCCGTCATAGTTAATTGCCGTTGTCGTATAATTCAAAACCAGCGGATTGTAATATTCCCCTACAATAGCCGGCGCGGCCAAATTTGATTTCCCAAGGTCATAATACAACGCTTCCGCCTTCAAACTCCAATTATTTGAAGCCATCCATTCGGCGCCTCCGCCTACTGTCCACCCAGCGTTAATTACATGGTTTGATGAGTAGCCGGGAAAGTAACGCATTGACGAGCTAGATGCCTCATCGCCAAATATTATGTTTTTGCTTAACATATTAAATGCGTATTGTTCAGAATTTATAGATTTCCCAGAGACTGATGCGTAAGCTAATCCGCCCGTAGCGAATATTAAAATGTTGCTTGAGATTAATGCTCCTGCCCGACCTCTTGCCGTGCCAATCCAATCAATATTGGTGTTAATGTTATTCATACCATATGAAACGCCTGAAACATCTAAGCTTCCATTAGGGTATGTGATAAATCCGTTTTGAATGGCGGCGTTTGTGGACTGCCCGCTTCCGCTTATACCTGATCCTTGGAAATCAGTTTCAGCACCTATGACAATTCTATCATTCAGCAAATAATTGTAACCAATTTGCCCTCCTCCTATGACCCCGGACTGATTAACTGACGCAATGCCTGTGTTTGCCAATGCTGAAACACCAAAAACAACCCGCTTTTGAACGATTAATGATGGATCAGGGACGTTATTAAAGCTGGATGGGAAAACATCAATAACTGGGTATGACCTTGTGCTGACAGATGAGTTTGTCCCGACCCCAAATCCGGCATTGATGCCAGCGTAAACACCGCTACGCCAAAGGGTCGTATTGCTCTCTTGTGCCAAAGCGGGCGACGCACAACTGATTGCTAAAAGTAAAATGGCTTTTTTGGTCATAAATCACCAGTTCAAAACTAAGGATGCGCAATAAACGGCGGCTAGAGCCGGAGCCACTTTATAAGCCGATAGCCCATTATTACAGATTCCATGTCGATTTAATATGGCCGCGCCACGGCCTGTCCCTAGGCTAATTCCATATAAAGACATCGTTATATCGGCGGGTTTCTGGGCTTTTTAGCCCCTCTCAAAATATTTTGCCATACGGCAACATTTCTCTTGCCTCTTAATTTGCCATATGGCAATATTCCTTCATCGGCCCTAGCCGGTGGAGAGAGCAATGACCGAATTTCAGCTAGCCACCCTGATTTTTGCCAGCCCGTTTTTGCTGCTGGCCGCCATTTTTGCAGTTGGCGCCATTGTCATGGCCCGCCTCGATGAGGTGCGGTGATGTGCAACTTTCCAGAAACACATCAAATCCTGATGGATTACGGCAAGCTAGGCGTCGCATTAAGTGAAGCCACGCCGGGCGCGACTTTTGGCGACGCCGTTCAAGACATAATTGACGGCAACTGCGGGGCTGGCACTCGCATTATCGCGGTCTACCGCACCGGCCTTGGCGTTGAGACTAAGGACGTTTCCGACGAAGTTTGTCAGGAAATTACCGGACGCGCCGAGCATGTAAACGACCTTTCCAGCGTAGCAAAGACGTTCCTTTGCGAGCAGGGATACGACGACTTTGTGCGCGAGCTAGACAGCTACGATCCTGACGAAATGCGCGACCGGCGCATCGAACGTATGCGGATCGACTTGCTATGACCGCCGCTTGGTTCGCCCTCGGGTTGCTGGTTCCGGCAACATACCTTTGCGCCGGCATGACCGCCGCAAAATACATAATTGATTGCGAGGTCGACCAATGACCCCGCATCAGCGCGCCGCGCGCATCAACAAACTCCGTAAGGAATTGCGCCGCCCATCAATGGTGAGCCGCACAAAACGACGCAGCGATTATGAGCGCGAATTAGCGCAACTCGTTGTTGATCGACTGCGCGAAAATTTGAGGGGCAAACGCAGTGCCTAAGATCATCGCCACATATGACCCGCCGCCGATCCCGCAGCGCTGCTGCGATTGGAGCGCCGTCACAGATGATTATGAGCCGGGCAATCCAATAGGGCGCGGCGAGACAGAACAAGAAGCGATTGACGATCTTTTGGAGCAGCTTAACGATGAGTAACGAATGGCAATATTGGGCGACCGCCCTGAAAGGCGAGTTTATTGAGGATTTGATCCAGCGGGGTCAGCCTCAATCAGGTTTCTTTCGTGATCGCTCAAAGCGCGCTGTTGCAATATGGCGCGACGACACTGGCATTCGTTGTCAGGTCACAAGCGGCTATGAGCCTCGCCATGCCGACGAGATCGACGAATTGTTTGGCTTCATTTGCCGGACGCCGATCACGCGCGAACTTTACATGGAGATCAAGAACGGCGGCAAATGGCCGGAAGATGTTGACCTGCCAGAACGCGGCATTGGCGACAACATCAGCACCCTAGCGCCGCACGAAGCCATCAAGGCCGAGGTTAACGACCTGATCGACGCCGCGCGCAAATGGATCGATAGCATTGGCGGCGCAGTCAAAACCCAAGAACATGCTGACAAAGTAGCCAATTATGCTGAGGCATTTGGCGAGTTGGAAAAGCGCGCTGACAAAGCCCGCAAGGATGAAAAAGACCCGCACGACAAAGCCGCCAAAGCCGTCCAGGCTAAATGGCTCCCTGTCGTAGAACTTGCCGACGAGAAAAAGCGTTGGTGCAAGAAAGCATTTGAAACCTACGCGCTGGCCGAGAAGCGCCGCCGCGAAGAAGAAGCCCGCAAAGCCGCTGAAGCCGCTCGAATTGAAGCGGAGAAAGCCGACATTGCCGGCGAGCCATCGGCCCCTGAGCCGGAGCCAGTCAAAAACGTATCGGCAGGGACGCGCGGTCGCGTTGCGCTCAAAACCCGCACGGATTGGGTTGTGGACGATCTGCAAGCCTTCGCAGCGTATTTGGCCTCAATGGAAACGCCGGCGCCTGAGTTTGTAGAAGTCTGCCGCAAGCTGGCGAACCGCATCGGTTCCGGCGGCGGTTCGGCTCCCGGCATTGAGAAGCGCGTAACGGAGTATGCCGCATGACAAATATTGCAACGCTCGAACATCGCCCGCAGCTTGTCGCCGGCGCGCGCCCTACGGCCATAGTCCCCACCGATATGGACTCGTGCTATCGCCTCGCAAAAGCCGTCTGCATGGCTGGAATGGCACCGCGTGGCCTAGAGACGCCAGAAAAGGCCATGGTCGCTATCATGCACGGCCTTGAGTGCGGCCTTACTCCAATGGCTGCCCTACAGCGCATCGCGGTTGTGAATGGCCGCCCCGTCATATGGGGTGACGGCGCCATTGGCTTGGTGCGTGGCTCTGGCTTATGCGAGTTCATTGACGAGACGATTGAAGGCGAAGGCGATAATCGCGTCGCTATCTGCGAAACCAAGCGGCGCGGCGAGACGCGTTCGGTTATCCGCTCGTTTAGCGTGGCAGACGCCAAAAAGGCGCGTCTGTGGGGCAAGCAAGGCCCGTGGCAAGATTATCCTGAGCGTATGCTGCAAATGCGCGCCCGCGCCTTTGCGCTGCGCGACGGCTTCGCTGATGTCCTTGGCGGAATTTACATCAAGGAAGAAGTAGAGGACGAAACGGATCGCCGCATCACGCAATCCTCTGAGCCGCCGATCCCGGTTCAAAGCGTCGAGCCGCCAATCCCATCAGCCGTTATTGAGCATACGCCAAAGCAGGCAGAGCCGCCCATTCCCGAAACCAATCAGGACGGCGCGCGCAAACTCCCTTTAGCTGAAAAGCTTCGCGCGGCCGTTGATGCAGCCGTGGCCGCAAAGGACGTTGATGCGCTTGAGGCGGCTTGGGATGAGGTTGTAACCCCTCACGTTCAATCGCTCATAAAGGAAGAATATGAGCAGCTTCAAGCGATCTATGCCGAAGGCGAAAAGGCGTTCGATCAATGACCAATCGGGCAGTTATCACCCTCAAAAGCCCTGTTCGCTCTCAATCACCTGAGAGACTGAAAGCGCGCGCATGGGTGAATAACTGCCCGCCGGGAACCCGTATTGAGTTCCGCGCCCCACGGCGCAGCGTCGATCAAAACTCACGCCTCTGGGCGATCCTGACCGAGATAGCCAAACAAAAGCCGGCTGGGCGCGACTTCGATCCAGAAGTCTGGAAATGCCTTTTTATGTCGGCATGGCGTCAGGACATGAGGGTTTACCCGTCACTAGACGGCAAGTCGCTTGTGCCTGTGTTTCGCAGTTCTGAATTATCGACCAAGGAAATGGTCGAGTTGCAAGAATTTATTGAAGCATGGTGCGCTGAAAATAACGTCCTGTTGTCTGAGGACAGCATTGGAAAGCAGTTCAAGCAAGGAGTGGCGTAAATGAGAGTTGAACATTTATTCGAAAATCCAAGCACCAAAGCGGCCATCATAAAGGATGTGAAGGACGCAGAGGAAAGATTATCAAATCTTACGGCCTCACAGCGCGCAATTTTGCCGATGATCTGTGACGGGCTTCTAAACAAGCAAGCGGCGCACGCCCTTGGCCTATCAACCAGGACGATTGAAAATCACCGCCAAGAAATTATGCGCCGAACCGAATGCACAACCTTTGCACAGCTTGTAAAACTTTACGTTCTGGCTGGCTGATATGGCGAAACGTGATGAATTTTCCGCAAAGACCAAGGAAAAGGCTTATGAACGCAGCAAAGGTCGGTGCGAAAATAAATTATGCGGTTTGCCCCTGCAAATCGGGAAAATTCATTACGATCACATCATACCGTGTCGGCTGGGCGGGACAGGTGAAATCAAAAACTGTCAGGTTCTTTGCTTCGCCTGTCATCAAGAAAAGACGGCAAAAGAGGATATTCCGCGAATTGCGAAAGCTGCTCGCCAACATCGACGACACATCGGCGCCGTCGAACCCAAAGGAACAATCAAAAGTCGTGGCTTTCCCGACAAACAGGAAAAGCCAGGCAAGATTGACAAATCAGCACTTCCCCCGCTTCCGCGTAGGAGCCTGTATCAATAATGCCTAGAACAGCCGCCGATTTTTCAGCAGATTCCCCGCTTTCCTTGCAAGAAGCGGCAGAAATCCTGTTGCGTGGCCTTGTGAAACCAGCCACGTTGCGGGCAGCAGCCGCACGGGGCGAATTGATAGTGGAAAAGCTGGGGAAGCGTATCGTAACAACCCCCGCCGATGTTGAGCGTTGGAGGCAGTCGTGCCGAGACAAAGTAAAGGCGCAAGGCTCTATTTACAGCCAGAGCAACGTGAAAAATCTGGATATGTCAGACCCGCAGTCTGGCTTATCAGAGATGGAAGAAAGCGCATTGTCACGGGATGCGGCGCTGGAGCGCGTGAGGAAGCTGAAAGAAAACTCGCGGAATATCTCGCCGCCAAATACGAACCAGCCCGCCGCGAGCGTCCATTATCTTCAGTCAGGATCGCAGACGTGATTTCTGTTTATTTAGATGATGTCGCACCACGCCAAGCCAATCCCGCAAAAGCAGCGGAACGGGCTGGACGGCTTTTAGAGTTTT